TGTTCTTCCCAGGTACGAAAACTTGCACACTCAGCCTCACAGGTTAGCTGTTTAAAACACGCATCACAAGGGGCTGGCGTTTCTTCATACATTTTTATGTCTCTAGCTTCTCTAGCGCGTCTGTTAATTAGCGTGTTTGCTTTTGCCCTGCATGCTTTGCATCTAGCTTCCTGATACGGCTTTCTGACTCCTTTGTAGCGCCAGCCAAATGCGTCTAGTGGCTTAGATACATTGCATGCAGAACATATCTTTATCTCAGCCATGAAACCGCTGTGTACTGAGTACACGTAGCTTCTATGCCTTTGGTGTTAGTTTGAGTACAACTAAAATGTTTTTCGTCTATCTCAACGGTCTTAGGGCCAATGAACGCCATGTAGATTAGTGTTGCCGCCAAGATAAAACAGCCAGCGCCAAGAATGTAATTGCTAAAGTTCTTCATTTTCTTATTCCTCATTGTATGAAACATCCGTCTTATAAAAGCTCTGCACTAAATTACGTTCATGGAACCTATCAGTGCTATCTAGCTCATAGATCAACTGTTTAAGTGCATCTCTACGTCCTTGTAGCTTTGCTGCCTTAACATCCATTGCGCGAGTCATCCAGACTAACTCAGCATCTGCGCGGTTCATGCGTTGCCTAGTAGTGTCATTAAGCGCATTCCACCAGGATTCAAAGCTACGAAATGGGCCAGTCATGCTTCTACACCTTTTTTCCATACTGGGCGTTTGTTCATCTTTTTATCGTTCAGATGATCTGACACCAGTTTACGTAGCGCAAAATGCTCTGGAATCTTTGGCACAAAGTCATTTGTTTCTTCTACAAACTGCCAGTCAAATGTATGCGTTCTTGATTTTGGCTTGTGTATCATCTTTACGCAAAAGCCATCATCAGCCATTAAAAACACAGATCCTTTTTGCTCAATGACCGTGACGTTTGGCAAATCTTTTAGAAAGTTCATGGTTCCAGCCTATGGTGTAAAAGTTTTTGCAGTGCCAAGCTAATGTTTCGTCGCATATCTTGATCCATTCTTCTGGTGCAAATGAATCGATTGCGATAGCCATGCCAGATAGGATGTAGCGTTTTTGCTTGGTCTTGTAGCCAAGAGAAATGAGATACATGACTTCTTCAATGATTGTCTGCATCTCAAACTCTGGCGTACGTGAATCTGTCCTACCGCGTGTTCTAGCGCGTGTCTTCATTTCAATTTACGCAAAGCATTGGCTGCATGCGTCAGTGTCTGAGCAATCTCATCAAACGTGTCAGCCAAGATCATCTGCACTGGTATGTCTTTGCGGATACGCGCAATCTCATCTCTAATGCCAAACTTGCGTTCATTGGTGACGCGAATGACTGGCTTTTCTATTTGCGCCATGTCCCAGAGCAATACGCCAGATTCATCATGTGCGCTATAGACTTTGTTTGCTTTGCGTAGCTTTCCAAGTGCTGAAGATACGTCTGCGCGTTCTCTAGCAATGTTAGATCCAGGCACATAACCAAGACTTAGCATGCGGTTATAGACTTCTAAAGTGCTAACTGGCGTGACCATCTGATCGAGTGCGTCTAGGGTTCTATCAGTAAGACTAGGATTCTTGTTCATAATGTTATTACAGTTTTAGTATTGTATAAAAGGTGCTAGGTCCACGCATTCCGTCTAGCAAGACAGGAGAGAGTGACGGCGCACTGCCCTAGCTCTGGGATAATTGACCGCTCTAACCAGCGTACGGTTTACTCGCTTAACTAACTAAATGAGTTATTTAATCTAAGTACGTTTTACTTAATTTGCGCCTGATGCGCTAATTGAGCGTCCTGATAATCCATGTCTGAAGCTATTGCGTACATTACAACCAGTAGCGTTGTGATGATGATTGCCTTGATGCTCATTTCAGATACTCCTCACGTTTGATCTTTGATGTTCTATCTGGATGCTTGCCGGACCAGTTACAGAAACAGCAATGCCATGCAAGATCGTTTGAACACCAAATGTTTGCTGGCATACCGCATACTGGGCAATAGCCAGAGCGGATGTTTGGTTGGTCTAAATCGTCTGTCATTGCTGTCTCCAAAAGCGCCGTCCTTGGCGCGGCTTATATAATTTAATTGGCTACTTTTGCGCTATAAAGCAAAGGCCCAAAGTCCCTATAACTGTAATCACTGTTTGACATAATTTTTCTTGCGCGTTTAATTGCGTCATTGCGATCTTTTGCAAGAAAATTAATGGTTTCTTCTTTGTTGCACCAACATGGAAACTTAGGGGTGATTGTTACAATGAGGAATAAGAAAATGAAAATGCGTGATTACATTTTGGGAGCTAGTTGTGTTTTGTTGACAATTACGCTTATTTATATGTTTTTTGCTGGCCCTAAAACAGTTGAATTAGATGACAAAAAATTTACATGCACAGCAACTGAACCACATGGCTTAGAAGCGCGATGCACAGCTTACGCAATGATTAATGGCGTTAGATGAAGACTTGCACTGCATGCAACGTATCTAAGCCACTAGACGCATTTGGCTGGCGCTACAAAGGAGTCAAAAAGCCGTATCAGGAAGCTAGATGCAAAGCATGCAGGGCAAAAGCAAACACGTTAATCAACAGACGCGCTAGAGAAGCTAGAGACATAAAAATGTATGAAGAAACGCCAGCCCCTTGTGATGCGTGTTTTAAACAGCTAACCTGTGAGGCTGAGTGTGCAAGTTTTCGTACCTGGGAAGAACATGGCGTATAGAACAATCTTGATAACAATCATTCTGGCGTTTGCTAGCAATGCAAATGCAGACTTGGAGACAGCTAAAGCAAAGCATCGTGTTTACTTTCAATGCAGATCCAAATGTAAAAAGACTGACAACAAGAAGATTTGCATTGTGCAGTGCAACAAGAAATATGGGGTATTGGAATGAACGAAGCACCGAAGAAGATTTGGGTCTCACATATGACCCACACCGCGTATGAATACCCTATTGATGGAGCGCCAACTACTCAATACATCCGCATAGACCACGTAAATGGGATCAAAACAGATAATTCAATCAAGAATTTGAGAATTGTGAGCAACGCTGAGAACGGGCAGAACATCAATAACCCAAGAACAAGAAACGTTTCTGGTTTTCTTGGAGCATGTTACGACAAGCGCCATGATGTTTATACAGCAAGGATCATGGTTGATGGCAAACAGTTAAATTTAGGCACATACAAAACTGCCAAAGAAGCTCATGTCGCATATCTAAAAGCAAAAAGTGAATTGCATCCAAAATGGAATGGCGGCTTCGCAGAAAAACACCACGGTATAACTGATGCTGACCTATAAACAGTGCCGTGAACTGCTGGATGACGCGCTGTCCATCATGGAAGACTCTATTGATGGCGAAGACATACAACACCTAGCACAAGAATGGATAGAAACCTACACTAAGCTAACCGCTAGACGACCTGGAGGAAAACCACTAGATAAGAATTTAACTAAGCGCTATGATAAGGCAAAGGAACTGGTAGCACTTGGATCATCCATTGGCAGCGCATGCAAACACGCTAAGATCACACGCGACCAATGGTATCGCCGCCAAAGCATAGAAACCTACGGCAAAAGCCGACTTAAAAAACGGGAGTATTAAATGAAAGCAATGACACTTTTAGTGGCAACACTTGTAGAATCAACTGCAAGCGCTAACGTCACATGCATGAACTATGGTGATGGCTTTGTATCATGCTCAAATGGCGCATCAGCACGCAGCATTGGCAATATGACAATCATTCAGCCGCCAAGACAGGAGTACGATTACGGTCCTTTTGGCACCAGCATGCGCCCTATACAGACACCAGACATGCAAGTAATGCCTGTAGTACCAGTACCACAGTACCAGCCTGTAGCGCCAATCTACGACATGTTCTGGCCGAAGTAACTACTTATCCTTTGCTGGCACCAAACGATCTACGGAACGCTGAATCGCATAAAGAGTTTCTTGAAATTGCTTTTGCTGTATTTCATGTTTCTCAAGATGCTTTTCAAAGCCATCCTCCAGTTTATCCAATCTGTAGCTGTTGTTTTGTATCATGCTCCAAGCAGTCAACGCAGCAGCTAAGATTGGAATCACTAGCTCTATCCAGCGCACGTTAGTCTTTCCAGAAAGTGAGAAACAAGCCGCCAACAGCAATACCTACGCTGCTGATTGCTTCCCATTGTTCTGGATCAAGCTGGACACCAAGAACTGACGCAAGCGCCGTAAGACCAATCCATGTGCTACGCTGCGACAGCGCTACGCCAAACTTGTTCATTTATAAACGCTCCTAAGTAATTCATGGTGCGGACCATCCCAGCCCCAATCGTAGCCGTGTTCCATTGGTATTTTAAGCTCTAATGCTACCTGTTTAACAGCCTCAACAATAGGCTTGTAGTCCTTCATATTCCAAGAAACTTTGCCATCAACAATTGGCGCAATGTCTACTGCATGTCCAGTCAAATGGCGGCTACGCATTGTTTTAGATGCACCTTTCTTGACAAGATACGCTTGACGCTCTTTAGTGCGCAGTCCTTCGATCACGGTAAAATCTACTGGCGTAATCTCAATGGCGCGCTTGATGACCTTGACAAGATCAGGATGCACGCCAGCAAGTTTACGTAGCGACTTTTCAGATAACTGATAACTCATGTTACTGGTTCTGCGCAGCAACGTAAGCAAGCCAAGTCGTACCAGCATCATAAGTCAGCAACACAAACACATCGCGCTTGTTTAACGTAGATGTCAGCGTTGGTGCAGATCCATTTTGCCATGCAACACTGCCAGGCCACGTAACCGTTCTGGCGGTTCCATCCGCAGTCAATACAAGTGTCAACGCATACGCAACGCCAGATACTGGTACATTCGTAAACGCAATAGAAGTAATGTTAGCGTTTAAAGATACCGTAAATACATTTGCTGACGAACAGTTCAGCGTCAAGCCACCAGCAACAATAGACGCGCTAACCTGTGTTTCCTGTTCAG